TGGTGCGGGAGTTCCGGGCGGCGGCCGAATAGCCGCGGCCCGATGATTCAAGGGGAACGCGGAGACGTTTACCTTTCTTGGCATTCCGGGCAAGTGTGTTTCCCGGTAACTCTTAACCGTAAGGGAACCGCCCGCAATGAATGCCACTCAGACGAAGTTGGTCGAAGACCTGGACGCAAAGATCGTTGAACTGGACGCAATCACCGCAATGGAGCCGGCCGACGCGTCGGATGAATCTGTTCGCGGAGTCACGGTCGACAAGCTGACCGCTGAGATTGATTCCCTCCGGTCCCGTCTCTCGGTAGAGAATAAGGCCGCCGATGCGCGTTCGAAGGCTGCGGCCGTTCGGTCTGCCGTCACGACTGCCGGCGTCGTCGTCCCTGCCCCTGCCCCGGTCGCTGTCCGGCGGGCAATGCCTACGCTCGGACGGATCCAGGGTTTCGACAACGCGGAAGAGGCCGCGGCGGCCGGTCGGTTCCTACGGGCTCTGGCTCGCGGTGAACTGCGCGGCGATTTCACGACGCCGACGGAAGAGCCGAACGCAATGGGCGAATTTTCGCCCACCTACGACGGCCGCGGCTCTGAGCTTGTCACCTATGACATTTACCGGGGAATTCTGAATCTCCTGTCCTATTCGTCCGTCGCTACTCAGGTCTGTGCTACCTACGCGGTGAATGGTCCCGGAATGTATCTTCCCGTCGCGGAGATGATGCAAGAGGCGGAGTTCTACCTCGAAAACTGCGAAATCAAGCCCGTGACGTTTGGGGGCGGAACGCGGGCGGCGCTCGATCTCAAGAAAATCGGCGCGCGGGCGCAGGTTTCGAATGAGTTGATGGAAGACGCGTTTGTTAGCGTCGCGCAGTTGGTGGCAAGTCAGTTTGCCTACGCGTTCGCCCGGAAGATCGACAAGACCTGGCTCCAGGGCGATACCGTTGCCGGCATTCCTGGCGGCGGCCTCTGCGGCATGATTCCGGCTTCGAATATCGTAGCCTCGACGGGCGCTCTGTCGCCGGAGATTCTCGCGCAGGTCGTTTCTTGCGTGAATCCGAATGCCCGTAACCGTGCGTGGGTCGTTTCCCCGGCCGGCTGGGGTCAGATCATGGCCGTTGCGGCTGGGGCGATCGGCGCGAGCATCGGAGACGCGGTTCGTCCGGTCGTCTACGGTGCGCCGGTCTATCAGTCGCAAGACTTGCCAGCCGACACGCTTGCGGTCTACGGCGATTTCGGTTCGTCGTGTGCGATTGGCTACAAGCCTGCCGGGCTCCAGATTCGGGCTTCGACTGAGCGGGCGATTGAGTACGACGAAACGGTTTTCGTCGGAACTGCCCGGTATGCCTGGTCGGTCCACTCGCCTAGCTACTGCGCGAAACTAACCGGCGTAGCGACCCCCTCGGCTCCGTCTACGGTTTCGAGCGACGTTCCATCTTCGAAGTCGGCCCCCACTACCTCGACCACTTCCACGAAGTCGACGAAGTAAGTCGGGCGCGTTGATTCATGGCCCCCGGCGCCGGATGGATTCGGCGCCGGGGGTTTTCTTTCCTGGGAGGGTCTGGCTATGTCGTGCGGCGGAATGTCGGCCCTACCCTACGATTCCCTTCGGCGCGTCCAGGAACCCGTCTTCGAAGCGGTTTCGCTGTTCGACGCGAAAGAACACCTTCGCATTCCCCTGGACGTATCGGACGACGACGTTCAATTAATGGCATGGATTGCGGCCGCCCGGCGGATGATCGAAAGCCGGATCGGCTCCACGCTCACGCTCACGCAATGGCAGGCGCGGCTTGTGGGCGTCGGCTGCGGCTGTTCCTGCGGCGGCGTCCCGTTGCCGATGCCGCCCCTGGTAATCGACGACGCGCACCAGGTGGAAATATTCGTCCGGGACGGCGACGGCGTGAAAACCTGGGTAGCCCCCTCGGCATACTCTGTCGATGACGACCGGTTTCCGGCGGTCCTGCGGACCCGGTCCGGCTGGCCGGGAGTGTGCTGCGAGTCGAGCGTTTACATACGGTTTTGGGCCGGGCGGAAGTGTTCGGAAGACGTTCCCGCGCAGTTGCGGGCGGCGCTAAAAATGCTGGTCGGGCATTTCTACGAAAACCGCGAAGCGGTAGCGACGGAGTCGGGGGCGATCGTTCTGCCCCTGGCGGTCGATGCGCTTTTGGCGTCGGAATCCTGGGACGGGGGCTATTGAATGCGAGCCGGACCCATGCGGGAAGTCGTCGTTATCGAAGCGCCGCGCGAGGAACAAAACGCGCTTGGGGAGTCGGTCCAGACCTGGCACAAGTTCACGGTGCGGCGGGCCAGCGTTGAGGCGGTTTCCTATTCGGAAGCTACCCGCCGGCAACAGACCGGCGGCGAGTTATCCCATACGGTCCGCCTGCGGTACGTCGAAGGTATCCGCGGCTCTATGCGGCTGCGGTGGCAGTCGCGAGACGACCGGATTTTATATATCTCCGGGATCGTCGAACGCGGCCACCGGCAGGAACACGAATTGAACTGTGAGGAGCGCGGCTAATGGCGAACGAATTTCTAGTTTTCGATTCGCTGGCTTATGCGGACGATTGCCGGGCGTTGGGCCGGGGATACGGGCAACTACCCAAGGCGCTGGCAAAGAAACATATCAAGGCGGCAGTCAATCGGGCCGTGAAACCGTTCGTCCCGGCACTGAGGGCGGCGACCCCAAAGAGTAAGGGCAAGCGGACAAAGACGGCGGCCGTATCGCGGGATACGTCGGGGCGGTTTCAAAAGGGATCCGGAAAAAAGTCGGTTATCAAGCCCGGCCGGCTGCGGCGGTCCATCATCACGGTGACGAAGTTTGCCAATAAAGTGAATCACGGGTCGTTTACGGCCCGCGTTACGTTTTCGCGTGGCGAGGGCAAGGGCAATCACGCGTTGTGGGTCGAGGAGGGTACGGCGGACCGATCGGGTACGGGTGGCGGGAACCGCGGCAAGGTTTCTCCGCGCTGGTTTCTGCGGACGCTGTTTAACTCAATGGCTCCCGGCATTGCCGCGTCTATGGGCTTGCACCTGTCCGCGGGCCTGGAGGCGGCTGCGCGGGAATTGCCGAACTACATGAAAAACAAAAAAAGGTAACGCGATGGGCTACCCCGAAAAATGGCTCCGCGGGGCGATCGAGGCGGCGACCAACTGCCGGACGTTCCCCGTCCAGGCGGCCGAAAACGCCGTTACCCCCTACGTCGTGTACCAGCGGACGGCAACGAGCCGGGAGCGGACCCTAACGAATAACGCGAGGATCCCCCTGGCGTCGTTTTCGGTCTGGATCTACTCGGATACCTACGCGGCGGGCAAGGAGTTAGCGGAGCGTGTCCGGCTCGCGGTAGACAATTTCAAGGGGGCGGCGGACGGGGTAACAATCGAACGCGTCTTCCTGGCAGATGAGGCCGACGGCGATTTGGTCGATTTCGCCGGGGAAGGCAAACCGACGTACACCGTTGCGCTCCAGTTCGAAATCCGATACCGCGAGGAATAAACGCGATGCCTTACCCATATGAAGATTCTCAAGGGATCACGTTTACCTTTGCCGGGCAGGAATTCGGCTGTACCAATATCAAGAAAAAGGTCAACGGGTCGTCGACCGATGATAAGATCGACGTATCCACAACGAGCCTTCCCAGCGGTTCCAAGCGTCTTTACCAGGATCCGCCTCTGATCGACGACCCGAATAAGGGCGTTTTGGCTATTGTGTCGATTTCGTTCCTGGGCCTGGAGGAACCGCCAACCGATAAGGCATACCCCATCGAATGCGCCGCGCTCGGAATCAGCGGTACGGCTCGCTGTACGTCCTACGAAGTCGAAGCGGCGGTAGGGGAAGTTCTCAAAGGGACGGCGGAGTTCGCTATCGACGATCCGGAGCTATTGGCGGCGCTTTTCGCCCCGGCCCCGGCCCCTTCGACTGATCCGGCCCCCGCGGGCAAGGCGGCCTAGTTGGAGGCCGGCCGATGCAGAAATATTTCCCAGACGCGCAAGGCACCTTCGCACGGTTCGCGGGGTTCGCGCTGAACGGTCTAGTCCGGTTCGACACGACGCCGGCGACCTGTTCTCCGTCGGACGTAACCGGCATTGAGTCCAACACGGTCGGCACGGGTTACGCGTCGCGCGTCGTCCGGCAGTATCACCCCGGCACGATCGACCCCGGCACGGCGACCGTCGAACTATTGGGGACGCCCGTCTATAGCGCCCTGGATACCGGCATGGTCGGGAATCTGACGATCTCCGGCGATTGGGGAACCGTTTCGTATGCGGCGATGCTGTCGAAACTGACGGTAAGCGGTTCGGCTGGCGAAGTTGTTCGGTCCACGATGGAATTTCAGTTCATTTAAAGGGGGCAGAGTGATGGCTGTTTCGCGCGATTCTCTTTTAGATTCTTGCCGGGCGGTGAACCGCCTGGAGCCGGTGGCGGTTCCGGCGCTTGGCGTCGAGGTCGATCTACGCTACCCGACGTTTTCGGAGTGGCATTCGATCGCGCTGGAGCATCGGCGGCTAAACGGCGCGGAGCCGTCGGCGGAGTTGATTGCCCGGACGGTGGCGGTCGTTCTGGCGAATCCGGACGGGTCGCGAATGTTCACGCCGGAGGAGGCCGGGCAGGTCGAGGCGATGCCCCCGGCCGCCGTTATGGAATTGTATGTCTCCGCCTGGGGCGGCGTCCTACGCGGGCCGGAGGCAGCGGACGACGCAAAAAAAGACTAGAGCGGGAGCCGGAGCGGCTTTTCCTATTCCGGCTGGCGCTGGCAATGGGAACGGTCGACGTTGACGGCCTCGCGGAGCGGATGCCTATGAATCTGGTTCGGGAGTGGCGGCATTTTTACGACCTGGAGCCGTGGGGCGACGATTGGCGGAGAACCGGGCGAATGGTCGCGCTGTTGGGCGCGGCGCTCGGCGGTAAGACGGGAGTCGATTTCGAGCGGAAGTTTTCCCCGACGTATCGGGAGGCGGAACCGGAACCGATCCGGCCCCAAACCCAGGCGGAGATGATCGCGGAACTACGGAAGATTCCCGCGTTCGCGAAACAGTTGGAAGGCCGATAAATGGCAACGTCGAAAATCGCCGCAGTTTTTACCGCGAATACGGCGGGCCTGGTCGCGGGCACGAAGACGGCGTCGGCGGCTTTCGACTCGCTGGCGAAAGACGTTAAGGGTCTGCGGTCCGGTCTGGGTGCGTTGACGGCCATTTCCGGGGCGCAGCTATTCGGGCAGATTGCGGCGGGCATTTCGTCGGCTACGAAATCGCTCTACGGAATGTCTTCGGCAGCGTCGGAGACGATCGACACGCTATCGAAACTGGGGGCGCGGACCGGGCAGACATATAGCGAAATCGCCGGTTTGGCGCTGGCGGGCGACCTGGCCGGCGTCGGCGTCGACAAGATAGGCAACGCGCTGACGAAGGCGGATCGGGCGTTTGTCCAGGCGTCGCAGGGGTCGAAGACGGCTACGAAGGCTTTCGCCGCGATCGGTCTTTCTCTGGAGGATCTCCAGGGCAAGAGCGGTTCGGAGCGGTTCGCGTTGATTGCGGACGGTATCGCCGCGCTACCGTCGGAAGCGGAGCGGGCCGCGGCATCTATCGCGCTCTTTGGGAAGGCTGGCGCGGAGTTGCTCCCGTTGTTTGCGGGCGGCGGCGAAGGCATCCGGCAGGCGACCGAACAGGCGGAGCGGTTCGGCCTGGCCGTAACCAATGTTCAAGGAACGAACGTTGAGGCGATGAACGACTCTTGGACGCTGGTCCAAAAGGCGATCGAGGGCGTTGTAACCCAGATTACGGCGAACCTGGCCCCGGCCGTTACGGCTATCAATCAAGCGTTTACGAATTTCGTCTCGGGGTTCGGCGGCAAAAGCATAGGTGAGGCGATCGCGGACGCGATCCTGGACGCGGCGGACTATCTGGTTCAAGCTGCGGATTTCGTCGTCGACAGTATCCCGGCGGTATTCCGGTTCGCGGAGGGCGTCGGGCAGTATTGGGCCACGATTGTCGACCTGTTCGGCCGGGCCATGACGTTCGCGCAGGCGGTTTTCAAGTCGTTCGAAGTCGCCGGTAATGCAATTGGTGCCGTTCTCCTGAGTGTTGCGGGGAAGTTTTTCGAATTGATTGCCGGCGCTTCAAGCTACATACCTGGAGCCGGGGGCTATTCGGAGGAGGCCGCGAAACTGGCGGCCGCCTCTAACGAAATGGCGGGCGTGTACGGGCAGGCGATGCTTGATAACGCGTCGGAAGCCGGCCGGCTGTTCGGGGAGACATTCGGGGAGCGGGCGAAGGACGGGACGGAGGGCGTTGCCGGCCCCATCACGACGGCATTCCGCGGCATCCGCGCCGACATTGATAGAGCGCGGACGGCGACGGATGAAGCGGCGAAAACGACACTGGAACCGAAACCGCCGCCGGAGGTGGTCATCGACGAAACGAAGCTAGCGAAAGGGCTCGACGTTCGTTCGACGGCCGGCGTAAATGAAATGCTCCGCCTTATGACCCCGGACAGTGGGAAGCGGACGTTCGAAAAAGAGAATGCCGACAATCTCGCGAGGATCGCGGACAATACGGAAGACATGGGCCTGGAACTGGTCGAACAGGATTTCTAAGGGGCAGACATGGCGATCGTAGCCGTATCGGAATCAATCGACGATCGCAGCGTTTCCGGTAAATACCGGGACACGATGAACTATTCCCGGTCGTTCCTGGTCCGCGTGGATTCTCCGTCTACGTCTATTCGCGATATATCGCAAGCGCCGGGGATTTCGTTTGGCGCGGCGCATCCGGACGACGGTTCCGTCTACGCGATGGAGTTTGACTGCAAGCCGCGCGGCGACACGTTACTTTTGTATGTCGTGACGGTGAAATATTCGACGCCTGCGCGCGAGGACAAGCCGGAACCGTTCCAGTTGCCGGCGGACGTTTGGAGCGGCGGTAGTGCGGTTGCGTCGGCGCCGTGCTGGCAAGACAAACAGGGGAAGCCAATAACGAATTCCGCGGGTATTTCGCTACCGGATCTTACGATGGATACGGCGGAATTTTCTGTTTCGCTAACGCGATGTTACGGGAATCTGTCTTTTCTCGGGATCCTACAATCGGCAACGAATAAACTTAATTCCGACACGTTTCTTGGTTGTCCGAAACATACCTGGAAATGCCAGGGTGGCCGGTTTTCCAAGAAAACCGAAAACGCCGATGGGCAGATGTTTGTCTATTGGGAAGTTACGTTCGAATTTAACTACCGGGAAGATACCTGGTTCCTTAAACCGCTGGATATTGGGTACTCTCAGTTAGTCGACGAAGAGGGCAACCCCACCGGGTCCGGGCAATACACCGCGGCGATTTTGGGTAAAGACAAGAAACCAATTAAGGAACCCGCGAGCCTGTCGGGCGGCGTTGCCGTGGATGCCGGGACGCCTAGTTTCCCCAAGGTCATTAACGACGGCGACGGCGTGAACCCTTACGGTACCTATCCGTTCTCCGGGTTCGGGAGCATTGGCTAATGTCCACGCGCCGCCCGTCGTCTCGAAAGCCTGGCGTTGTTTTCACGCCAGCGGCCGCCGATCGTATAGCCAGCGCCGTGCGTTCGGTCGAGCGCGGCCCCGGCCAGGATGGCGCGGGTCACTGGAAGTATCGGCCGGAGGAACCGCCGCAGGAATTGTTCTTCCGGCTGTTGGCGGATCTGGATTCGTGCGGGGAAGTTGAGGCGGAGGAGGTTTTCCTTTCCTCGGCCGAATCGGCGGAGGGCTGCGGCGTTGGGTTCACGCCGGCCGGCGGCGACAACGAACCGCAAACGCTGCGCGACGTTTCCACGGTCGTTCGGCTCTGGAATTTGGCCCGCGAGGAAGACATATCGGAACCGCTGCCGGCGGAATCGGTGGTGGAGGCGCGGTACGAATTTCCGCGGGATGACGGCGAAAAACCGTTTTGGCGAATCCTGCGCGTTATGGAATGCGGCTGCGGTTCATCGTCTTCCAGTTCATCGTCTTCCAGTTCGTCTTCTTCCAGTTCGTCTTCTGAATCGTCGGATTCCTCCAGCGAACCTAGTTCGTCTTCTTCCAGTTCGTCTTCTGAATCGTCGGATTCCTCCAGCGAACCTAGTTCGTCTTCTAGTTCATCGGGGGGCGGTTGGTATTGTTATTGGCCGAACGGCGAGGAAACCAAGGCATATTGCGCGGAGCCGAACGAATCCGGAAACTGCCATGACGGGAATACTCCCGTAAGCGGGCCATACGATACAGAGGAAGAATGCTGCAAGGTTTGCGGCTGCGCAAGTTCATCGTCTTCTGGTTCATCCGGTTCGGGTTCGTCCGATTCATCCGGCGGCGGCCCCTGGTATTGTTACGTTGTCGATACGGCATCCGATGGAACCCCAATCCGCGAATGCCATACCCCAGACGATCCGGAAGACCCGGCCGCGCTTTGGACCCCACCCGGCCCCGGCGACGGGTCGAGCGATGACGGGGAACCGCTTTCCCCGGAATCGGGGCCATACGAAACCGCTGCCGAATGCGCGGCGGCCTGCGGCGGTGATTCGTCTAGTTCAACGTCTAGCGACGGTTCCAGCTATTGGGGCCGCTGGTACTGTTATGAGGTCGGCACGGCGGAAGACGGGAGCCCGATAAAGGAATGCCATGTATCAGACTCGAAAGATGACGAACTAGGCTTGTGGACCCCTGGCGAGGGCCAGGAACCGCTATTCCCTAGTTCGGGGCCGCACGATACCCGCGAGGAATGTGAGGCGGAATGTAATCCGCCGCCGCCCTGGTACTGTTATTGGCCGGACGGGGACCAGACAAAGGCGATATGCCGGCAATCGTCTGCCCCCGGCGGAGTCTGGGAAGGTCTGGACCCGCAAAGCGGCCCGTATGGTACGGAATCCGAATGTTGTGAGGCTTGCGGCTGTGTTCCCCCTTCTAGCGGGAGCGGTGGCGCGTGGTACTGTTATTGGCCGAACGGCGAGGAAACAAAGGCGGTTTGCCGGCAACCGAACGAATCGGGGGATCGTTGGGACGGTAACACGCCCGTGAGCGGCCCGTACGATACGGCGGCCGAATGCTGCGAGGTTTGCGGGTGCGCTCCCCCTAGTAGCGACGGCTCATCCTCCGGGCCGCCGGGCTCGGGTTCGTTCGGCCCCGGCGAATGGCTGGAAGTCGTTACGGATGTAAGCTGTGAAGACGGCCAGCTTGTTGTGACAAAGACGAAAATATGGGCGCGGGTATGGCAGGGAACATGAACAGCGCTACCCGGACGGTTCGCAGCGACTGCGAATGCTGCGGTTCATCGTCTTCTAGTTCATCGTCTTCCAGTTCGTCTTCGTCTAGTTCGTCGTCGCCGCCCGATCCGCCTTGCTACTTCTGTAACTCCAGCTTCCCAAACAACATCCAGACAGTCTTTCTCCCCAATGATGTCTGCCTAGATCAGGGCGGGTTCATAGACCTTGACCTAGCCCACGAGGCTTGCAACCCGCAGCCGCCTCCTTGGGTTTGCGGCGAGAATGTTCCCAGAACGGCCACGGTTAAGCTATGCGGGTTTGTCGATTCAGACCCGTTGCCGTGGTGTATTCCCGGCGTTTCGGCCGGATACGCGGAGGCGTTAAATCAAGAGGTCGAACTAGAATATATCCCAAGACCTGAATTGTATGATGAGCTTTTGGTATGGAAAGGCACGCTAAAACTCCCGCCGGATTGGCCTGTGTTAGGCATTAGGCTAGATCGCGGAACTGAGATTTTTGGGAATTGCGACGGTGCCCGCTTAAGCATCGAAACAATCGAAGGCGGGCCGCAGTGTATAGAAGGATTCTGGAGCAGTTATGTCGACGGAGTGTTGTTGCCTTTGCCTAAGTACCCCGATGGCTGGAAGTTTGGCACGGTTGCGGCCCCCGGCCCCAAAGCGCTCGTGACGCGGCCGGAGGTCTGGAAGGGTGCAGGCGTAAGCGACGGCGTTACCTGTAGCATTTCGTTCGGCGCAACCCGTGACGTTAACCCACTCCCATGATTACATGCCATAGGCGGCACCTTTTTGAGCGATGCCGGGAGCGCGGCTACCTGTTGGCCGTCGTTATGCCGTGCGTGGTTTCGCGGGACGGTCCCATGTGGACGATAGACGAAAACCACCCGGCCTATCCTCGGCCGCGGCCCCCCCCCGGCGGCGCGGGAACAGAGCTAAAAAAATTACTATCGCTGGTGGGAATACGTTCTTCCCCTACCTGTAAATGTAACGCGCGGGCCGCTGAAATGGACCGCCGCGGCGTTGCGTGGGTTGATAAAAACCGGGCAACGGTGGTTGAATGGTTGCGCGAGGAAAGCGGCCGGCGGAAACTGCCGTTTGTGGCGACGGTGGCGCGGCTTGTCGTGGCGCGGGCGATCCGCAATGCAAGAAAGCTGGGGTATGTCTAATAAACGCTTTGACCGGGTGGCGGTTGTTTCGTTGGCCCGGCGGCCGGATCGGCTGGCCGCGTTCCGGGCCGGGGTTCCGGCAGATTTTCCGTATGGGCCTATTGGCCTGGAAGTCGCGGTCGATGGCGCGAAATGCAAGAGCCCGGAATGGTGGCGGCAGGGCGGAGGCGCGTGGGGATGCTATCGGTCCCATGTACGAATCATTGAAGACGCATTGAACGCCGGGCAGGAACGCGTTTTGATTTTCGAGGATGACGCGACGTTTTCCCCCGGTTTCAGTGAAGCGGCGGAAAGGTATTTCGACGCGCTCCCGGCCGGCTGGACGCAAGCGTATTTAGGCGGGCAACACTTGCGGCCGCCGCTGGCAATCCCCGGAAATCCGCTGGTGGTCAAGGCTTCGAATATCAACCGGACACATGCCTACGCGGTTCGCGGCCGGGCCGGGCTGTTGCGGCTTTATCGGTGGCTTGAGTCGTGCGACCAGTGGAAGAATTCATGCCATATCGACCACCACTTCGGCCGCCTGCACAAAGCGGAGGAAAGCGGTTTCTACGCGCCGGCCGTCTGGCTTTGCGGGCAGGCGGCGGGCCGGTCAAACATATCGGGAAAGGATGTTATCGAACGTTGGTGGGGCGCGAGGGCCGCGACGGTTCCGGATTCAAAACAGTTTGTCGCGGTCATGGGCCTACACCGCTCGGGATCGAGCGCGACGGCTATGGTTCTGCACAAGCTGGGGGTAAGCATGGGCGACCGCCTTGGCGGGTGGGAACGGAAAAACGGCGGCGGAGGTGAGGCGGTCGGGCTGGCCGCGATCTGTGAACGGGCCGCAAAGTTCCCCCGGTGCGAAATCGCGGATAGGCGGGAGGCGGCGCGGCAATTGGCCGGCTGGATTCGGGGCCGGATGCAAACGCGGGCAATAGCCGGCGGAAAATATCCCCACCTATGCGCAATGGGTCCGGAGTTGGTGGCGGCCGCCGGGGACGCGTTGCGGGTCGTGGTTTGTGAACGGCCGCTGGCGGAATCCATTGACAGTCTCCAGCGGCGCAGCCGGGCCGCTCGGGGCTGGCTGGCGGTTTCGGATGCGGAAGCCGCGGCCGTGCAAACATGGCTACACGGCGAACGGGAAGCGTTTCTGCAGGGGTTCCCGGCGGAGCGGGTGTTTCGGGTGGCATGGGCGGAAATGCTGGCGGATCCCGCGGCGGTCGCCGGGGCTCTGGTGGGATTCCTGGGCCTGGAGCCAGCGCCGGAAGCGTTGGTGGCGGCGGCCGGGCATATCCGGGCGGCGGTGGCAGCATGAAAGCGCTCGCGGTTTTGAACGTCGGGGGGCAGTCGATCCACCCGAAAAGCCGGGAGAGTTTCGAGGCGGCCGCGGCCCGTTGGGGCGTGGAGTTTGTCGAGCTACGCGGGCGGCTGGCTCCCGTTCATATCTTCTGGCAGAAAGCGTTCGCGCCGGTCCGGCTGGCGGACTATGAACGCGTTCTACAGCTAGATGCCGATATGCTCATCCGCGATGACGCGCCGGACCCGTTCGCGTTGGTCCCGGCGGAGAGTATCGGGGTTGTGTCCGCCTGTCAGTTTCCGGGCGCGGCCGGGGACGTTGGCTATGAAGACGGGAAAATCATCTCGCGCCATCGGGAGTTTTGCGTCGGGCAATGGTCGAAATGGACGGGCCTACCCGCCTGCCCCGATTCGAAACACTTGAACGGCGGCTTTTTCCTGTACGGGCCGCAAGTTCACGCGGGCCTATTCCATCGGCTCCGCGAGTGCGGGCAGCGGAACCGCTGGAACCCTCGGCGGCTACCGGAACAGGTCTGCCTATCGCTCTTGTTGCATTCGAAGGCGGCCCCGGCAACGTGGTTGCCGGCGGCCTGGAATACGGTAGCGGCCGGCCAGGACATTCGCCCCGAACACAATACGGGCCGGATGAATGGGTTCATCTACCATTTCACGGGGCGGAAGCTGCGCGGGCAGCGGATCGACCGGACGGCGTGGCGGGTCATGCAATCCGATGGATTTTCGGCCCGGCCGGCGGTCGAATCCGCGGGAGTGCGTCAAGCGGTTTGACCCCTGCGGCCCCCATTATCCGGGGGTCAATGTAGCTGCGGCGGGTGATTCGGTCGGAAGAATGCCCAAGATAGACGGTTGCCGCGTCAACGCTACCCGTCGCGGCGGCGAGATGGCTGGCGGTTGTCCGGCGGATGCAATGGAACATAACTTCCCGGCCGGACCCCAACCCGGCGCGGTGGGTAATCTTGTGGAAATGGTTGTAGATGCCGCTTGGGTCCATCGGCCATAGAAACAGCGTGGCCGCGTCATGTTTCGCGGCGATTTCGACAAGCCGGCAAGTATCGGCCGAAAATTCGTAGATGCGCTCGGTTCGTTTCCCTTTGCGAATGCTGGCGGGAACGCGGAGGAACGGGGCCGTATAGCCCGATTTCGGGGCGTTTAGCATCGCCTCGATACGCTCCCCCGATTCGTACAGGGCCATGATAGCGGCGGTCCAAAACGCGCCGGCCGCCACCGGGCCTATCCACCCCGGCGTATCCTCGGCGGCGGCATAGAGGCGCTCAAGTTCCGCGACGGTAAAGGCCCGTGGGATTCGCTCGGGGAGTAGTTCTGCCTGGACGCATGGCCGGAGATCCACAAGCCGCCGGTCTGCGGCGAGTCTCCAAAGCGCGAGTAGTCCGGACCGCTCGCGCTCGACCGAATACGGGGAGAGTGTCGCGCCCCGGTGGGAAAGGAATTGCGAAACGGTTAGATCGTCGAAATCCTCTAGTGTCGCGTCTCGGCGGAGGAATTTCGAATACTGCCGGATAGCGTGGGCCAGTAGGCGGACGCTGTTGTGGCTGCGGCCGCGGAGGCGGAGGGGGATGTAAATCGTATGTAGGAAATCGGTGAGCGACATGGTGTGCCCTTATTGTGGGGCGCATCCATGCGTCGGAACGGGTTCCTAGTTTGCGGTTCGGGGAATTGTCCCCGTCTATTCCGATATAGCGGATTGTGACGGTGGTAGGGGCAACCTTGGTATGCGGTTTTTTTCAGACTCCTGTCCCCGCCATTGGTAATCCGCGAATCCTGTTCCCAAAACGGGGCAGGATTCGCGGGAAACCTGGATTCCTGGACCGATTCATAGCCCCCGCCGTTTTCGGGGGCTCTATTCGATTGGACTAGTTCGGATTCCCGAACGATACTAGGGGCATGGAAATGATTCTGACCGATTCGCCGCTGATGACTGCCGAACGCGCCGCCACGGTCGCCGGCTGTTCCGCGAACTACCTCCGCCGACAAATTAAGGCGGGCCGCGTCGAAGCAATCAAGACGATCGGCGGCGGCTGGGTTCTCACCCAACGGACCGCGATGGAATTCCGGAAGACACTTTCGAGCCGCGCCGGTTGCAATCGCGACAAGCCGAAAGCCGGTCGGAAATCGGCTCCCCGGCCCCGCCGGGCCGGCTGAAAAAAATTCCGGATTCCTCCCCGGATTTTTTGCTTGAACTTTTCGAAGCCCTCGGCGTATATTCCGGCATCGAAGTTCGGTCCGCCGACCTTCCCGCGTTTGGTAGATGCTGAACGCTGGGCACTTGCCGGGAAACCGGCTTTTGCGATGGTTCGAAGGTCGGTTTTCCACACTTCACGGAGGAAGCGGTCATGGATGCTCACGGATCGGAGTATTTGGCGGCTGCGGAGGGCATGGCGGAAGCCTACGGGCGGCCGTTCCCGCCGATGGGCTCGGTCGTCTGGTTTCCCTACGGCCGCGGCATTTCTAGTGGCCGCGTCTTGGGATTCATCGACACGGCGGACGGTCTGGCGGTTCGCGTTCAACGGTCGGCATCCGAAACGCTCGAAATCCCCCTGGAGTCGATCCAGCCCCCGCCGCGTTTCTTCCAAGCGAATGCCGCCGCGCCGCCCGTCGGCCAATTGGTTTGGTTCACGGTCGATGGCGGGCAATGTCGCGGCGTCGTCGAGCAAGTCGCCCCGGACGGTAGTTCGTTCCTGGTCCGGTCGAGCGAGTCCGGCGAGGTTGTCGAAGTCGCGGCCCGAAACGTTCTCAACTTTTAAGGGGGTTCATCATGCCTGTTGATAGAGCGCCAACGAAGGCGCAGGGCCGGGAGTCTTTTGAGTTGGCGCGACTGTACCGGGTTCTCCGGGCGCAGTTGGCGGCGCGGGATTCCCGCGTTTCGCTGGGGAAGGGTTTGTATCGCGGCGACGTTGCCGCGGAGATGCGGGCGGCCCTGGAGTTGCAACGGGTCCGGCCCTGGTTGGAGTCGATCGACGCCGAACGCGTTCGCGCGAATGCCGGCGCCGATCGAGCCGGGGGCATTTGATATTCGGCGTGGCACGGCCGGGCTCGGCGCGGCCGGGCGAGGCGGGGCTCGGCATGGCTCGGCGGGGCTCGGCGGGGCTCGGCGTGGCGTGGCATGGCATGGCGAGGCAAGGCCGGGCATGGCAAGGCAAGGCAAGGTTTTATGAATTTCGTTTACGTCATAGGCGAACGCGAATCGGGTCCGGTGAAAATCGGCCGTTCATGGTCGCCGTCGAAAAGGAAGGGGGAACTACAGATAGGGAACCCGCGAACGCTCCACGTTTTCGCTCGGGTTCCCTGCGAAGACGCGGAGCAACTAGAGGCGGTTTTGCATCGGTTTTTTTCGTATCGCCATGTTCATGGCGAATGGTTCGACGTTTCATCACTGGAGGCCGCGGAAGCGGCGCGATTACATGGCTACCGTATCGACCAAGGCGATTTCGATTCTGTGCCGACTCATCGGAGTTCGGCCTTTGATGTTCGACCGCTATTCGGGGGACAACAGCACAAGCCTCCCCGTGGCGGAGAAAATGTACCTGGACGCGGAACGGCGTTTGACGCTTCCCGCCGTCAACCTCTTTTCGATGCTGTGCGCGGAGAACACGAAAAGCGTATGCCGTCAGTTTTTCGGGAAGAACGGAAAGACGATCGGCCTGGGGATGGCTAGTTACGTCACGATCACGCCGTTCGACATTCTTATTTGCGACGATAACGGGCCGGTCGTCTTCAACGGGTTCAACGCTCAGGTCTTCGAACACCGGACCGTTGCGCGTCTGGCGAAGGGAGTCCCGAACGCGAAGCACCGGCCCGTTTTGGCGACGCCGTGGAATCTTGCTTTCACGATGGACTACATAGAGAACAAGTATTGTTCTCTGGAGAATCTCCGGCAGGCGTTGACGATGGGCGGGATGCTCGGCGTTGGCACGTTTCGTCCGTATTTCGGAAGGTATGAAGTCGAAACATTCCAGGTTCAATAGCACGGCTCGGCACGGCGAGGCGCGGCTGGGCGTGGCTCGGCAGGGCAGGGCGAGGCTCGGCGGGGCGAGGCACGGCGAGGCAAGGCGAGGCAAGGCAAGGAAACCGCCGAAGCGTAACCGGTGTTCGCAATCCGGCGGCGGGATGGTTGGTTGCGGGGCATGGCGGGGCGAGGCGAGGCGGGGCGAGGCACGGCGGGGCAAGGCGAGGCAAGGCAGGGCAAGGCAAGGCAAGGTTGTTTTCTAAAGTTCGGTTCCCATAACTCTGGAGGTTTTGAAATGGCTACGGTAGATGGTTCGAATGATTCCTACGCGGTCGCGCCGGCTGGGCCGGAACGGTCCGCGCTGGTGGCGCATCGGGCGGCTACGGATGCCGCGGGCGTCTGCCGGGAGATTGTCACGAAGACGGCGCAGACGATTCAAGGCCGGAAGTACGTTCGCGTCGAGGGTTGGCAGGCTATCGCGAACGCGTTCGGCGCGGTTGCGTCGGCGGTTGACGTTCGGCGGGTCGATGGCGGCATTGCTGCGGTCGGCCAGGTCCGCCGTGTTTCCGACGGGGCGATCCTGGCGACGGCGGAGGGGTTCGTCGGGGACGACGAAAAGACCTGGAGCGGGCGGAACGAATTCGCCCGGCGAGCGATGGCGCAGACGCGGGCAATCTCTCGGGCCTGCCGGTCCGCGTTCGCGTTCGTCGTCGTTTTGATGGACGCGGGCCTGGAGACGACGCCGGCGGAGGAAATGGGGCACGACGCGGGGCCGGTCGAGTATCGGCCGCGGCCGGCGCGGTTGCCGGACCCCAAGCGTGGCGCGGCGGATTCGGCCCGCATTGCGATCTCTCGCGCGGCGACGCTCGACGATTGCGACGGCCTCCGGCGGCGGCTGGATGAACGGCTGGCGGATGGCACGTTCGACCAGGCGACGCACCGGGAACTTGTCGGCCTGGTACTGGCCCGCGCGGAGTCGGTCGGCGGCGTGTTCCTGGACAACACCGATTCGCAAGAGGTCGCGCGTTGATACCCGCCGGGCGTTCCGGCGGTCGGTCTGTAGTTTTCCAACCTGGAGGGAATCATGCGTTTTTCTGGTAGCGGTGTTTCTGGCGGCGAACTGGTCCCGCCGGACAAATATGTTGCGGTTGTCGTCGAGGCGTCCGAAAAGCCGGCCCCGTGGGGAGGCGATTCTCTGGCGCTCACTCTGGAGGTCATCGTCGACGGGCGCCCTATGACGTTCGACGATTTCACTGGGCTTGATTCGGAAGCCCGGCTGGCGGTCATCTGCCGTTCATGCGGCGTCCAGCCGGTCGGGGACGTTAACGCGTCGGCGCTGGTCGGTCGTCGCGTTGGCGTCGAGGTCCGCCACAAGACGACGAAGCTGGGCCGCGAAATCGCCACGGTCGGTATGTGGTTCGAACCGCCCCCGCCGAAGGTCGAGACGCGGCCGGCGGCGCGGAACGTAGTTCGGAATACGGAACCCGGCGGCGGCGCGGAAGACATTCACTTCTGATTCATCACCCCGCGCGAGCGGCCCCGATGCCGGGCCGCGGCCGGAACCTCCGGCCGGCTCCAGGGCGGCTAGTCCTGGTCGCGCGGGATTTCTTCACACTGGAAAGGATGCCCCTCTATGGCTCGGAAGCCTGTCGGCTACGTCTGTTTGATTGGCGGCCCATACGACGGCCTGGAGTACCACCTACGCGGCCGGAAAGCGCCGCCCTGCCCTGTTCTGGACCTGGGGCATATGACCCGCCTGCACCTCTACCGGCTGGACCTGGAGCGTTCCGTCGTTGACGGCGATTCGCTCCAGGTCGCGACCTACGTTCACGTTCCGGAGGGGGTGGCGGATGCTAATTCGTCTTTCTGAACGTGACATACGTCAAGCGGCCGGCAACGCTCTCGAAAGGCGCCTGGAATGGCTCCGGGAGGGCCGGGCGGAGCGGTACGAATCCGCCGGCGCCGCTGGCCTGGGCGCTGATTTCGTCGGATGCCTCGGGGAGTACGCGGTCGCGAAATGGCTGGACCGTTTCCCGTTCGGGTTCACCGGTCGCGGCGGCGTCGACGTTCGCGGCGTCGAGGTCCGGAGCATCGACAAGCCGGGCGCGGCGCTCCAGGTCTACCCGTCGGACCCGGACGACGCCGCGTTTGTCCTGGCGTTCGTCGGGGACGTTTTCCGCGAGGGCGTCCGGATTGTCGGTTGGCTTCCGGCCGCCGAATGCAAGCGCCTCACCTATTGGCGCACTGAATACAAGCGGGCGGCCTACATGGTCCCGCAAACGTACCTGGAGCCGGCGGCGTCGCTGGCGGATTTCTTGGCACCGGAGGGCAAGCAATGCGCGAGCATTTGACAAAGTTGGTCAATGACCTGGCGGAAGTTCTGAGTTTCGAATGTCGGCAGTCGAAGGCGGACCAGGCGGAATTCGAAATCCTCGTCGGGGATTTGCGGCGGGCGATCCATGCGGCGATCTGCCGGGCGCGTGTCCGGCTCATGGAAGGAATGGAAGCGAAGGAAGGGGGTGAAGGATGAAATTCGACGATCGCCCGGAATGGATGAAGGAAGCCGGGTTGCGCCCCCGGTTTCCGGTGGACCGCTACGTTATCCCTCCGCCGCCGGCCGGCCTGCGGATCGAAGCGGAACTAGACGAGGCGAAAGCGGCCCGCCTGGTGACGGAGTTCACGGCGTTGATTGCGGACACGACGGAGCCGGACCAGTTGGAAGCACTGCGGATACGTCTTTTGGACACGATGACGGCAAACCGGCTGTCGATGCTCCAGGCGTCGAAGCTGATTGCGTTAGTCCTGCGGAAGATTGAAGGCACGGGCCACGAAATGCGGCGAATCATGCCGGACGGGACGGACGTTCCGGTTTCATCGACGACCAGGGAGGGCAAGTAATGGCGACGCCACAATTCGATTTTTTTCCGCGCGATTTCTTGGCGTCCACTATCGGATGGCCGGCCGCGGCAAAGGGTCATTACATAACGCTCCTTTCGGTTCAATGGGAACAGGGAGGGCTACCGGGCGACCCTTCGCGGGTCGACGGCATTTCTCCCGGCGTCGTCCGCGATTGGCCGGAGTTCGGGGAAAAGTTCCCGATATGCGAAGACGGCAAGCGACGGAACCCGCGGCTAGAGCGGGAGCGTGTCTACCGGGAAACGAAGTCGGCGGCCGGAAAGGCTGGCGCACGGGCGAAATGGGGTTCGGATGGCAAACCGGATGGCAAACCGATGGCAGACGGCATGGCAAAGCCGATGGCAAACGGCATGGCAAAACGATGCCCCCCTTCCCCTTCCCCTTCCCCTTCCCCTTCCCCTTCCCCTTCCCTCTGCCCGGAAGAATTCACAAACACCGCGGGCGCGGGAGACGAATTCCGAAAGCCCGGATGGGCGGCCGTCGAATGGGAAGCGTTCGCGGCGACCTGGAACGCGACGAAGCGGGCGGCGCCGTGGGTTCCGTTGTCCCCGCCTGGCGGCTGGGTGGACGCCGCGGCCTCCCCTGGCTGGCTCGAACTGGCTCGGCAAGCCGTCGAGCGTTTGCCACGATGCGAGTTTTTCCAAACTCCCCTGGCCGTTACGAAATTTCTCGAACCGGGCTGGGTCGATCGGATTCTTGCCGGCGAGTTCGACAACGCGAAGGCGGCGCCGCGTTACGGGAAACCGGCCCCGGCCGGCCCGATGACGCTCGACGAGAAACTTTCAGTCGATCGCCGCGAAGCCCGGACGCGAAAGACTTGGCGGGCGCCGCCGGACGGATGCCCGGAAGACCTGGCCGGACGGTTTTTTAACCAAATGCTTTCGCAGCATGAATACGATCAAAACCGGACGGAGTCGCTCCGGATTCATCGTCAGAGGCTCCAGGATTGCGCCTCCCGCCTCGCGGCGGAAAGTTCGGAAAAGAGCACAACCGAAACAAACGGGCGTCCTGGCGCAAATGCGGAGGCCGGAGAGACCGACGACGAATCGCTCGAAAGGGAGGATTTTGACCCCATCCGGGACGGCTGGGTCGGGAAGGACGGTCGCCCGTAGTTCGGTTTTCCGAAAGTGCTGGATGGTTTTCACTTCGCCGGATACATTCCCGGCTCATCGGAGGGCGACGGTATGGGTACGGTGGCCGCGTTCGTTTTCATCGTCTCGGGCGTGGTCGTTTGCGTCGGGACGTTTTTCGTTGGGTTCCTCTCCGGCGCAGCCTGGTTCCGGAATCATTCCGCGGCGGACATGACGCGGTTCCGGAAGGCCGTTCGCGACGAGGAACGGGCGAAGGTCTGGCACGGCCGGAACTAAAACACCTCGGGAGGGTCATGGATGACCCTAGTATCTTTTCGGGTCTACGGCGATCCCGTTCCGCAGCCGCGGCCGCGTGTTTCCACGTTTGGTGGTATCGCTCGGGCATACGTCCAGAAAACGCATCCGATCCACGCATTCCGCGAAGCCGTCCGCCTGGCGGCAATCGCCGCGGGCGTCCAGCGGTCGGCCGGCCCCGTCGAGGTTTCCATCCTCGCGGTTTTCGCCCGGCCCCCATCGCACCGAAAGGCCGACGGTAGCCTCCGGCCGGCGGCGCCGCTGTTTCCCGGCCGGCGCTGCGGCGACGCGGACAACCTCGCGAAAGGAATTCTCGACGCGCTGCACGGCGTGGCGTTCATCGACGACGACCAGGCGGATTTGGGATACGTCCGGCGCCGCTATTGGCATACGGCTTTTGTGGACGTTCGGATTGCCGAAGTTGCTCCCGGAGACTACGGCGAATGATGCTCCAGCGTTCCCGCTGCCGGCGTTTGACGGAACCCGAATTGGCAACCGTTCGCGAAATGTGGGCGGAGGGCGACGCGGTTTCTGTGATCTGCGCGGCGCTCGACATAACCCGCGACGCATTCATCGCGCGGCGATTGGACCAACTCGCGGACCTACCGATTCGGGCGCGTGGATGCCGGGCGGGCGTTCCTCGGGTTCCCGAACCGACGGAGGCAGATTTCCCGCCGGAGTTGATTGCGCAGCGCGCCGCGGAGATACGCGCCGGGTGGACGGAATCGGAACGGCTCAAGCGGATTTCCGGCGGGCGTGTCCCTCCGGCGACTCACCGCCTGGTACGGCGCGCCGATCTTTCGGCGGCCATTCGGAACCGCTGAAGATTCAAGGGGGACGCGTCCCGGTTTAGTTTCGCCCCCATGGCGAAGCGGCGGAAACCAAAGCGCGACGAACAGCCGGAGACGGAAAAGCGCGTCGAGCGGAAGCCGGCGCCGTCCCCGAATCCCTACGCGTGGCGGAACCGGGTCGCGGAATGGTTCAACAAATAACAAAGCGGGGCGCCCGTGACCAACTACCCTGCCCGCTGCGCTACCGACGACGACGCGCCGCCGCGGCTCACGCTACGGGTTCCCGCTGGCAATGAATGGTGGCGGGCGTTCCTGTTTCGGCAGGATGACGGAACCGGGAACCGCGTTCCGATCCCGATGGAGGGCTACGCGTTCCGGGCGTATGTCTCGGTTCGGTACGACTCGGAACCGCTCTTGGAAATCGCGATCGACGCCGGCCGCGCCGCGCAAGGCGTCGTTTTTCTGTCGTTGACGGAAGCCCAGACGCTATCGGTAACGCCGGGAACGTATTTTTGGCGGCTGCGGACGACCGCGCCGGGCGACGTTGAACGTACTCGGGTCGATGGACCTATGGAGATTTCCCGCCGATGAGTTCCCGCCAAAAATCGACCGTAGAGGTAACGCCCGGCGCCGTCGAAATCGTCGTTTGGGGCGGTCCGCCTGGTCCTCCGGGCGAACCCGGCTCCGGTATCCAGGTCAAAGGCGTGGCGGAGGCGTGGCCCCCGGCGGACGCGCCGGAAGACGGCGATCTGTGGGTTATCCCGGACCCCATCCCGCCGGGAACGCCGGAGGGTTTCGAGCCTGGCGACGGCGCCAGTTGGGACGGCGAAACCTGGGTCAACACGGGACCGATTCAAGGCCCGCCCGGTGAAGACGGCGGCGCCCATATCGTTTCGGAGACGGCGCCGCCCCCTGGTGACGTTGGCGATTTGTGGATTCGCACGAACGCGCCGGAGGTCGAAATGCCGGCCGGCCCGCCTGGCCCCCCCGGCACGGCGGCGACCGTCGAAGTCGCGGAAACTGTCACGGTCGAACCCGGCTATCCGGCTGAGGTCGTCAATCTCGGCAACGCCAACAAAGCGCTGTTGTCGTTCAAGATTCCGCAAGGGATTCCGGGGGTCGACGGTGCCCCCGGCCCGGCTGGCGTCGACGGCGTCCAGGGCATTCCGGGCGAGGTCGGCCCGGAAGGACCGCAAGGCGAACCCGGTCCGCAAGGTATCCAGGGCGAACCCGGAAGCGACGGTGCCCCCGGCGTTGACGGCGCCCCCGGCCCGGCTGGCGAACCCGGAAAGGACGGCATCGACGGAAGCGACGGAGAGCCTGGCCCGGTCGGACCGCAAGGCGAGCCCGGCGCAGTCGGCCCGGAGGGTCCGCAAGGAATCCAGGGGATACCCGGCATTCAAGGCGCGCCGGGGCTCGGGATCACCTACCGCGGCAACGTCGCGACGGTAGACGATCTGCCGGACACGGCGGCGCAGGGCGACCTATGGACCGTCGCGGAGCCTGCCCCGGCTCACGGGTTCGTATGGGATGAAGACGCATACGATTGGGTCGATGCCGGCCCGGTTCAAGGTCCGCAAGGCGTCGCGGGTCCGCAAGGCGTCCAGGGTCCGGCCGGCGAGCCGGGCGCGGTCGGTTCGCAGGGTCCGCAAGGAATCCCCGGCGAGGCTGGCCCCGCTGGTCCGGCCGGCATTCAAGGCGAGCGCGGCGAACCCGGCATTCCCGGCGAGGTCGGCCCGGAAGGTCCGGCGGGCGTCCAGGGCGAAACCGGCCCGGCCGGCCCCACGGCAATCGCTACGGATACGGTCCTCGGCGGCGTCAAAATCGGCGCCGGAATCACGGTTACGGCCGATGGCACGATCAGCGCCGCGGCGGGTACGGATTACGTCTTGCCGAAGGCGAGCGCGACCGTACTGGGCGGTATCAAAATCGGCGCCGGGCTATCGATCGACGCAAACGGCGTGTGTGCGGCGAGCCTCGCGGGGAACTACGTCAACAAAGCCGGCGACGTAATGAACGGCCCCCTACGGTACGCGCCAAACGCCGGCCCCGCCGGATTTAATGGAACCGACGTTTATACGTACTACGACGGCGCGTATTACCGTTTGTATATGCCGGGCGGCCGGCAAGCGTTCATAGCCGCCCCCGATACGGCGCAAGTGCAGTTCCTCGGAGCGAACCCACAGACCCCCTTTACCCCCGCCGATGATAAAGACCTGGCGAACAAAAAATACGTCGATGGCGCAGTATCCAGCGCGATCACCGGCGCGACGCAATTCCTAAAGACGACCGGCGGCACGATGACGGGGACCATCGTCGCCCCGACGGCTGTCAATACGATGACCTGGGCGACGAGCTACAACATTTTCGGCTCCAGCGGTGGCGTCGCATTCCGCAACAATAACGCCAACCTGTTGTTGATGACGACGACCAGTGTCGCGGCGGTCGTGTTGCTAGAGGTCCGGGCAACCGGCGCGGCCATTCGGTTTGGCAGTGCAGGCCCGACGGTCACGAATGTATCCGGCGTCGTGTCGATCACGGCAAACGTCGAGTCGACCACCGCGGCCCCCACGGCCGCCAGCCACTTGACCAGAAAAGACTATGTAGACGGGCGGGTAATCGCGCAGGCAGCCGGCGGCGCAGCCCCCGCGGTTACGGGCCTGAGCGCGGGAACCCTATGGGTGGAATACTGATGACCGTTCAAGTTCTCAACGCCGGAGCATGGAAGCCCGCGACCCCGAAAGGGGTCATGGTCGGCGGCGCATGGGTCGCGCCTAAGAAAATGTATGTCCTAACGGGCGGCGCGTGGAAACTGGTCTGGGAGGAAGCCGCGGCCGCGGAGCCTCCGTACCTTTACGCGTGCGACGTAGTTTACAAGCCGGGCTATGTCGTCGATTTCACTGCGCGTATCGGTGCGCCTACCGATCCCGACGAGGCTTTCATGTTTCAATGCGTCCAGATACCGCGAAACGGGTATGTTTCGCGCACCTTTTCGAAAACATTCACGGCAAGCGGCTATTCAAAGCTGGATTGTACGCTTGAAGATTTGTCGAACGTTCCGGGCCGCGACCGCCGGAAAATAGAGTTCTACATTCAACCAAGGTCCTGACGCATGGCGGACGCTCTTTACTATTGGGACGGAACGCAATGGCGGCCGATAGCCTCGGGCGGCGGAGGCGGCGGCGCCTCTGGTCCGGCCGGTCCGCCTGGCCCCGCCGGCCATAGCGTCGAGGTCTACGGACCGCAGGCGTCTATCCCCGCGATGCCGGATAAGGGCGATATGTGGCTTTACACGTCAACACGCGCGGTCACGAAGACCGCCTGCGGAAACCGTCTGAAATACAAGCCGCTGCCCCCGGTGGCGGCGACCCCATGCGGGAAGCGTCCCGCATATCCATCACTTTCCGGAGGTTTGACGTACAGGCCTGGGAAATATCCGGTTCTCAAGAAAAGGAAATGACAATGGCAGACACGCAAGACGTTCTCGTATACGACGGCGTTTCCTGGGTTTCGATCCGCGGACCGCAGGGCGACCAGGGTCCGGCCGGCGGAGCGGGTCCGGCTGGCGAAGTCGGCCCCGCCGGTCCGGCTGGCGAAGCCGGTCCCGCCGGCGTCCAGGGTATTCAAGGCGAAGCGGGTCCGGAGGGTCCAGCCGGTCCTACGGGCCAACAGGGTATCCAAGGCCCGGCCGGTCTCGGCATCAACTTCAAGGGCGAAGTTCCGACGGAAGCCGATCTGCCGGCCGGCGCGGCTCAGGGCGATTCCTACATTGTCCAGGCGGACGATTCGTTTTGGGTCTACGACGCCGCCGGGGCGAAGTGGGTTTCGGGCGGCTCGATCCAGGGACCGCAAGGTATCGCCGGTGAGGCTGGCCCCGCTGGCGTTAAGGGCGACCAGGGTATTCAAGGCGTCCAGGGCGAAGCCGGCCCCGCGGGCGCGAAGGGCGACGCCGGCCCAGCGGGCGCGGACGGGCGCAATAGCGAAGTGTACGTCCAGTTGGCGCAGCCCACGCCGATTGCTCCCGGTGCGATGTGGATCGTTCGCGGCTAACGGTCAACCCTCGGTCAATTCGCGGGCGGCCCCCGGCGCACGACGCGCCGGGGGCGCCCGTCTTCAACACAAAAGGCGAAGCAATGGCGACGGAAATCTATGTATGGACGGGGGCGGATTGGGAATCATGCCGCGGCCCCCAAGGCGCCACCGGCCCGGAAGGCCCTACGGTCGTTTCCGCGGACGCGGTCAACGTCGCGAAGATTGGGACGGACGGAAAGATTCTCGTGGCGCAAGCGGACCTTGACGCGCGTTATGTCAACGTCATAGGCGACAACATGACGGGCGTCCTTTCGATCAAGCCGGCGGTAGGCCCGGCCGCGCCCGATGGAACCATTGCCGTCATCGGCGACAACACAAACGCGATCGTTTCGATACAGCGCAATTCAGACGCAAACACGAACCCGGCTGTTCGTTTCAAGCGTTCAAGGGGAACGACGGCCGCACAGACTGCCGTTCAGGCTAACGACGGAATGGGTGTAGTGGGCTGGCATGGGGTTCGCGCAGACGGGTCGTATGCACTGGCGGCATCTCTTGGCGTTACCTGTATCGGAAGCCCGATTGCGGGCGACGCTGCCATACGCTCGGAAATGCGGTTTGTCGTAGGCAACAGCAACGGTGCCGGTACAACGCAAGTCATGGCTATCAGTACGGAAGCGTTTTTTGTTTCCTGCGTTAATTTCGCAGTCAACGCAGCCGGTTTCATAACGAGCAAGGACGGAATTCTTGTCCAGCGCACGCGGCTCGGAGCCGCTGGGCAGTTTGAGACATCCAACGTTGGCAGTGGCGAAACCGGGTACGGCGTGCAAGCGAAATGTACCGGGGCAAGCCTGACGAGTGGCGGCGTTACTGGCGTGCGCGGCGAGGTAACGGGAACGGTTAGCACGGGAACGGCTGTGGCGGCCGTCGTCACCGCGACGGCGACGCAAAATTACGGTCTGGTCGCCACCATTAGCGGCGGCACTCGAAACTGTGGCGTATACGTTGACGTTCAAAAGGCGGCAAACTCTTGGTCCGTCCAGTGTCAAGGGGACGCGGATTCGTACTTCAAGGGCAATGTAGGTATATCCTGGTCGACCCCCACCAACGCGCTCGAAATCGGCGGCGCGGCCATGATCCGATCCACGCTCAACGTCGTGGGCAATATCACGAGCGCCGGCACCGCGCACAGTTTCGCAGCCGGGTCTATTCCATCGTCGGCTGTCGTCGGCGGTACGGCATTCACGCCGGCAACGTCGGCCGCGGCTGGGGCTGTTGGGTCGATGCGCTGGGATGAAAACTTCCTATACATTCGGACGGCTACCGCGTGGAAGCGGGTGGCGCTGGCTACTTTCTAAGGGGAACCCATGACGGACAACGAAGCCGCGATGGCGGCAATGGCTAAGGAAATGGAAGCCCGCATGGCCGCGGAGGCGAAGCTGGCGGCGGAGCAAGACGCCGCGCTCGACGCGGTCCGGTCGGCCTGCGATGCGGAACGTGCTGCGATGGGTCAGCCGACAAGCGACGCGCCGCAAAAATGGGATAAGGCGTAATGCCAACGCGGCCCCAATCTTTCCGGCCCCCTCGGCTGCGACAACGGGCGCGGCCCCTCGGGCACAACGCGCACTATCTCACCCCGCAATGGAAGGCGCTGCGGAAGACGATCTTGGTGCGAGACGCGTATACCTGCGCCGATTGTCGGCGCGTCGTCACGGGGATAGCGGCGCAGGTTGACCATATCCTCGCACTGAAGGATGGCGGGACGGACGACCCCGCGAACCTGGCTGTCCGGTGTAACGTTTGCCACGGTCGGAAAATCCGGGACGAGCAACAGCGGCGAAAGTAGCTGGACGGCTTACGGCATTCGCCATAGGCTGAAGTTTGTAACACCGAACACGCGCCGAACGCTGCCAAAATGGCGGGGGGGGCGTCCAGCCTCTAAAACCTGGCCCCTCCGAAACCTCGCCTCAGGACTGACGCGAATTTCCGTAGGTTATCAACGTTAACGGGTAATCAAATGGGACGCCGCGGCCCCCAAAAGACACCGATCTCACTGAAGATACTCAAAGGCAATCCCGGCAAAGAGGGCCTTGGGAAAATGGCGTCGCGGATGCCACCGGCGCCGGGCGATTCCAAGGAACCGCCGGCGGACCTGGTCGGCGTCGCGCTGGAAAAATGGCTGGCGTCCGTCCCAATGCTCTCGACCATGCGGGTCTGGTCGGAAGACGCGGCGACGACATGGGCGCGGTACTGTCGGACCTACGCGCTATGGCTCGAAACGCAAAACTACATAGAGAAAAACGGCCAGGTCTATGAAACCGTTTCGGGGCTCTACAAAGCGCGGCCGGAAACCATCCTTTGCCGCGGATACTCGGCAGACCTGTTGCGGATTGAACAGTCG